GGGGGTGCATCTACAGATAATATTTCTATTCAGTGGTATCACAAAGAAGATGACACGTACTATACTATAGTTAATAACAAATCTGTTTCAGGTCAGGATGTATATAATCTGATTACATCTGATAGGTTGCACTTACACGCAGGTGACAAGATAACTGTATTTAATGGTGGTGGTACTATGGGTGTCACAATATCTGTAGAGGAACATTACAACCCTAACAGAAAAGCATAACGGGTATTCCTAATTAGCTATTTTAAAGGCCCACGATTTAAGTAAAACTATGTGAGTTCAACTAACTAAAGGAGAATGAACATGGAACTAGTAATTTCTGAATCACGTATGTGGGCCACTAATTTTAAAGCTTGGCTGGTCAGAGTGTTTAACGCAATGATCGAAGCACGTCAGCGTCAAGCTAATGCACGTATCGCAGAGATGCACCTATGGCGTATGTCAGATCGTGAGTTAAACGATATTGGCATTGGACGTGGAGACATCAAGCGTGTCGTAAGAGAAGGTAAAGAATGATCTATACTTGTTTGAGGAGGCAGTATGGACCCAGTTACAATCATAAGTGGGGCCACTGTCGCCTTTAACGCCCTGAAGAAAGGCTTTGCTATAGGCAAGGACTTACAAGACATGGGTAGCCAGCTAAACAAGTGGGCTGGTCACATGGCTGATCTAGGGCAAGCTGAGAAGCAAGTTAAGAACCCACCGTGGTGGAAGTCTATTGGTGGCTCTATAGAGTCTGAGGCTATGGAAGTTTTTGCAGCTAAGCGTAAGGCAGAGTCCATGCGCCAAGAGTTGAAGGACTATATAAGTTTCACGATGGGTCCATCTGCCTGGGACGAGCTTGTAGCTATTGAAGCTAAGATACGAAAGCAAAAGAAAGAGCACGAGTACCGTAAAGCTGAACTACAGGAAGCTATCATAACTTGGGCTGTATCAGGTCTTCTTTTAGTATTAGGTTTTGGTGTATTGGGATTCGTACTTTATCTGGTGGCATAAGCAAAAAAGGCAGTAAGTACTACGCCTTTGACAAAGATGGTAATATACTCATCATTACCACTTACAAAAGAATAGCTGAGAATATCGACAGGAAAGCTAATGGCAAAAAATCTAACAGAAAATCAACAAAAGTTTCTCGAAGTACTGTTCGATGAGGCTGGTGGTGACGTAGTTAAAGCTAAGAAGCTTGCTGGTTACAGCGATAACACACCTACACGTCTTATTGTAGATGCGCTGAAAGATGAGATATTTGAAGGTACTAAAACGTATATGTCTCGTATTGGACCTAAAGCAGCTGTAGCATTTGGTCAAGCTCTTGTTGATCCTACAGAGCTAGGCGTAAAAGAAAAGATGCAAGCAGCTAAAGAAATCCTTGACCGTGCTGGTGTTGTAAAGACAGAGCGTGTAGAGGTACAATCTTCAGGCGGTTTGTTTATTCTACCACCTAAAGATAGCGATGATACGGATAACTAAACAAAAAGAACGTGAGAGCTTAGGCTACTGGATGTTACCTAAGCCTGACTTCAAAGTAAAAAGATGGGAGCGAATCCCACGACTAACACATCAGATACCTTTCGGGTACGAGATTGATCCAGACGATGACGAGTGGCTAACACCTATTTCTAAAGAATTAGAACTATTAGAGCTTGCAAAGAAACACTTAAAGCAGTATAGTTATAGGGAAGTAGCTGCTTGGTTGTCTACACAGTCAGGTCGTCGTATATCGCACTCAGGGTTAAGAAAGCGTATAGATGTCGAAAGAAAACGTAAATCACTTGCTGCAATTAAACGCAAGCTTACCGAAAGGTACGAAAAAGCGCTCAAGCAGTACGAGATACTCGAAAAAGAAAGACTCGGTTACTACACCTACGCCGACGAAGACTCAGAACTTGAAACCAGCTGAAGTTAAACCTGCTGAGTTTGATCCGATAGCTGCACGAGAGGTAGTCTTTAAGCCTAACCCAGGTCCACAGACACAATATCTAGCGTCTTCTGAAAGAGAAGTACTATATGGTGGGGCAGCTGGCGGTGGCAAGTCTTATGCAACTTTAGCAGACCCTCTACGTGATATGAACAACCCAGACTTTAGTGGTCTACTTGTACGACATACAACGGAAGAACTAAGGGAACTTATACAGAAAAGCCAAGAGTTATACCCTAAAGCAATTCCTGGGATTAAGTGGTCAGAGCGTAAGTCTCAGTGGACCACACCAAGAGGAGGACGACTTTGGATGTCCTACCTCGACAAAGACACAGACGTTATGCGCTATCAAGGACAGGCGTTTAACTATGTAGCTTTCGACGAATTGACTCAGTGGAACAGCCCCTATAGCTGGAACTATATGAGGTCACGTCTACGTACTAGCTCTAAAGAGTTAGGCTTGTATATGAGAGCTACGACAAACCCTGGTGGTCCAGGCCACTCTTGGGTTAAGAAAATGTTTATAGACCCAGCGCCTCCTAATAATCCGTTCTGGGCTACAAATATAGAGACAGGTGAAACACTAGCCTTTCCCCCTGGTCACACCAGAGCAGGAGAGCCACTATTTAAACGCAGATTTATCCCAGCTAGTTTGTTTGACAATCCTTACCTAGCTGATGGTGGTGACTACGAAGCAATGCTTCTCTCACTACCTGAACACCAAAGGAAACAGCTTCTTGAAGGTAACTGGGATATTAACGAGGGTGCAGCGTTCCCTGAGTTTAACAGGGCTATACACGTTGTAGAACCTTATGACATACCACATTCGTGGACTAAGTTCAGAGCGTGTGACTACGGTTATGGTTCTTTTACTGGTGTTGTATGGTTAGCGGTAACCCCTAGTGAACAACTGGTTGTATATAGAGAGCTATACTGTTCCAAAGTCACGGCATCAGACCTAGCTGATATGATATTAGAAGCAGAAGCTAATGACGGTACAATCAGATACGGCGTGTTGGACTCTTCTTTGTGGCACAACCGAGGTGATACTGGCCCATCCTTGGCAGAGCAGATGAATATGAAAGGTTGCCGATGGAGACCTTCTGATCGCTCAAAAGGCTCTCGTGTTTCAGGCAAGAACGAGATACACCGCCGATTACAGGTAGATGAGTTTACCGAGAAGCCAAGGCTCGTATTCTTTTCTTCCTGTACCAATATTATATCGCAACTACCGTCTATACCTTTGGACAAAAGAAATCCAGAAGACGTGGACACAAATGCAGAAGACCACTTGTATGACGCATTAAGGTATGGTATAATGACAAGACCACGTAGTTCTATATGGGATTACGATCCAGCTAAGAACCAACGTACAGGCTTTCAAGCTTCAGACTCAACATTCGGGTACTAAAATATGGCAGACATTGATGATCTAAACTTTGACACAGACGAAGTAGTTGCTGCAGAAGACGGCAGTGATAAACTCTTCGAGTCTGTCAGTAGCGTAGTAACGTATGTTAATGAGCGTTATAAACGTGCAGAGGATGCAAGACAAGTAGACGAAGAGCGTTGGCTACGAGCATATCGCAACTACCGTGGCTTGTACGGTCCTGACGTACAGTTCACTGACACAGAAAAGTCTCGTGTATTTGTTAAGGTTACCAAAACAAAGACTCTCGCTGCGTATGGGCAGATTGTAGACGTGTTATTTGGTAATAACAAGTTCCCCCTCTCGGTAGACCCTACCGTGCTTCCTGATGGCGTTGCAGACGCTGTACACATCAATGTTGATCCTAATGCTGAGAAAGCAGGCGATGAAGCTCGTATGGTTACAGAGCAGACTGCTGCACCTACAGCACTTATTGGTGATGACGGTAAGCTACGCCCAGGTGAGACCATCATTGATCTACAGGAACGTCTAGCTGGGATGCGTAACAAGTTAGCCCCAGTAGCTGATAAAGTCATTGAGGGTGATGGTACTACGCCAACTACAGTGTCTTTCCACCCAGCGCTTGTTGCAGCTAAGAAGATGGAAAAGAAGATTCACGATCAGCTACAAGAGAGTGGTGCATCTAAGCATTTACGCTCTATGGCTTTCGAGATGGCATTACTTGGCACAGGCGTAATGAAAGGTCCATTCGCTGTAGACAAAGAGTACCCTAACTGGAATGAAAACGGTGAGTATGACCCGCTGATCAAGACTGTACCCGAGTGCAACAATGTCTCAGTTTGGAACTTCTACCCTGACCCAGAAGCTACATCTATGGATGACGCAGAGTATGTAGTTGAGCGTCACAAGATGTCACGTAATCAGCTACGTAGCTTAAAGGGTCGTCCTTACTTCCGTGATGAGGCTATCGAAACAGCTATTGCTCAAAGCCCAGATTATGTGCGTAAGCACTGGGAAATGAAGATGGAAGACGACGACACTCTGTCTGAGTCAGAGCGCTGGGAAGTACTAGAGTTCTGGGGTTTCGTAGATACAGACATCCTAGAAGAGAACGGCGTAAAGATTCCACGTGAGTTTAAAGACTTAGTTGAAATCAGCTGTAACATCTGGATTTGTAACGGTGAAGTATTACGTATGGTACTAAACCCATTCAAACCTGCACGTATTCCTTACTATGCAACACCTTACGAACATAACCCCTACTCATTCTTTGGAGTTGGTATCGCTGAGAATATGGACGATACTCAGACTTTGATGAATGGCTTTATGAGGATGGCAATCGACAATGCTGCTTTATCTGGAAACCTTATCATTGAGCTTGACGAAACCAACCTGGTGCCAGGACAAGATATGTCAGTGTACCCAGGGAAGGTGTTTAGGCGACAAGGTGGTGCACCTGGACAGGCCATCTTCGGCACCAAGTTCCCCAACGTTGCTCAAGAGAATATGCAACTCTTTGACAAAGCTAGGGTCTTAGCTGATGAAAGTACTGGCTTTCCTTCGTT